AAGTAAAGCTTGATGAGTACACAGTAGAAGTTGTTAACGAGTATGTTGAATGCAAGCTTGACTTAGAAGAGCTAGCTTCCAAACACACATTACTTGAAGACATCAACAGTCCTAAGCAGTGGTCACAGTTCTTCTTTGGTGGTAAGAAGAAGATACGTGTGAAAGAAGAGGTTGGTCTATACAAGAATGGTAAGACCAAGTACAAGCTCATGGATAAAACTGTAGATATAAAGCCATTCATCAGATATACACCAGATCCAGAGAAAGTATCTGCTAAGACAGGTCAAGTATCTGTAGATGACTCTGTGCTCAACGATATGCTAAAGCATACATTCGATGCAGAAGCAATCAAGATCATTGAGAAACTACTAGAGTATCGTGAGCTATCAAAGCAGCTCTCAACCTATGTACAAGGGCTTAGCAAGCACGTTATAGGTGACTTCATACATGGCAAGCTAAACCACACAGCGACTGTCACAGGTCGTTTGTCATCAACCAATCCAAACCTACAGAACATTAGTAATAACCCTATCAAGCAGATCTTTACATCAAGATTCAAAGACGGTGTGATTGTTGAGGTTGACTTCAATCAGCTAGAAGTTGTAGCTCTAGCACATGTTACTAGAGACAAACAGCTTATCAAAGATATATCAGGCGGTACTGATATACACAGTGCTCTGTATGAAGCTATGTTTGGTAGACCACCAACCAAAGAGGAGCGTAAACCTTTCAAGGCTAGAACGTTTCAGCTTATCTATGGTGCAGGTGCTAAGGCTATCAGCAAGCAAGCAGGTTGTAGCTTAGATGAAGCCAAGAAGTTTGTGGATGTGTTCTACACACGTTATCCACAGGTAGGTGAATGGCACACTAAGTTTGCAGAAGATGTAGAGAGAAGCTCAACTTATGAGCTTGACGAACACGGCTTTCGAGAGAAAGTAAAAACGTTTGTTTTAAACACTGAGACTGGACGTAAGTTTTTGTTTAAGGAGTATTTTAATGAGAGTAGTTGGTCTTCTAGGACGTACAATTTCAGCCCCACTGAGTTGAAAAACTACCCTATCCAAGGTCTAGCAACTGGTGATATTGTCCCAATGATGTTGGGTATTATCTTCAGATGTTTAGAAAGCAGAGATAACGTGAAGATGGTTAACACCATACACGATTCTCTAATGTTTGATGTCCAAGCAAGTGCAGCGGACGGTTTTATAAAGGAGATAACAGGAATACTTAAAGACACACACAAGTATTTTGAAGAAAGATTTAAAGTGCCATTGGCTCTGAAGCTCAATGCAGGAGCGTCAATTGGTAAAAATTGGTTTGATATGAAAGAACTTTGATATGACAATGATGACAGGCATCGTGGAAGCAATTTCCACAAAAGACGTAAACACTAAGTTTGGCAACAAGCCTACTTACTCTCTTAAAGTTAACGGCACATGGGTAAAGTGTGGGTTCAAGAATCCTAATGCAGGTTCAGGAGATGAAGTAGAGTTTGATGGCAACACTGGTACTTATGGTCTTGAAACCAAAGCAGTCAATATATTACGTAAAAGTGCTGGAACACCAGCGCCAGCTGCTACTAGTAACACTACAACCCCAGTGCCTAGAACAACAGGTAGTGGCTACGCAGCTAAGGTGTTTCCTATTCCAGCTCTACATGGAGATCGTGCTATTGTTCGTCAGAACGCATTAGCTCGTGCTACAGATATTTACATTGCTGCTCGTGGAGGCAAGCCTTGGGAGTTAGATGCAAGCAATCTTGACTTTGTTATTTCTCTTGCTCGTAAGTTCGAAGCTTACACAGCAGGTGACTTAGACATGGCTGAAGCTATTGCAGAGAATGAAGAAGTGCAAGAGTAACTAGGGAAAGCAGTTGCCTAGTTTTATGGGGCTGTTAAGCCAGCATTCGAGGATGTCAACGTAGGGGGTTTTCTGGCTTTCTGCCCTACCTAGTTGAAGACCAAATCGTAGCCCCATTTTTTTATAAGGAATATATGCGAGCACTAATAGACGGAGACATAGTTGTTTACCGTGGAGCAGCATCAGCTACTGAGGATGAACAATGGATAGCCCAAGCCAGGGCTGACCAGATGATTCAAGACATACTAGCTGATACAGGAGCAACGTCTTACAGCGTTTACCTAACAGGTAGTGGCAATTTCCGTAAGGAGATAGCACCTAGCTACAAGGCTAACAGACCAGACGAGCGACCAACACACTGGCAAGCAGTACGGGAGTTCCTAGTAACACAGCACAAAGCAATCATCTGTAACGGCTACGAAGCAGACGATGAGATGGGCATACAACAAGACAAGGAAGGTGGAACAACAGTCATCTGTAGCATAGACAAAGATTTATTACAGATCCCAGGTAAGCATTACAACTTTGTAAAGAAAGTATTTCAAGAAGTAACCTCGGATCAGGGTTTAAAGTTTCTCTATATGCAGAGTCTAATTGGAGATCGTAGTGATAACATCATTGGCGTAGCTGGCATTGGTCCAGTAAAGGCAGAGAGAGCACTAGAAGAGCTGTTGCCTGAAGAGTGGTACGACAAGTGCCGTGAACTCTATAGCGATGATGAACGATTCCATCTCAACATGAAGCTGTTATACATCTGGCAGAAGCCCAACGATAGTTGGGAACCACCAATCACACAACAGGAACAACATGACTAAAGATATAAACATGCAGCACATGACCATGACAGAGTATGTAGCTATAGCTCTGCTCAGTGAACTTGCATTTAAAGATGCAGTTCTAAAGATGATTGACCAGAAAGAGATAACCTCAACCAAGGTTGTTGAAACTTGTTTCACCTGGGCAGATGTATTTATGCAAGTGAGAGCTGCACGTTATGCCAAGACCAAGGAGGCATAGTCCAGCAGGATACCGCAGCGGCTTAGAAGCTAGGTTTCAAGCAGCTTGCGAAGCAAAAGGGTGGAAGCTAGGGTACGAACAAGACAAGATCAAGTACGTAATACCTGCAAGCAACCATACCTACACACCAGATTTCACTGTTACTAGTAACGTACACATAGAAACAAAAGGTCTATGGACTGGTACAGATAGGAAGAAAGCTGTGCTTATCAAGCAACAGCATCCTGAGATAACGATCCTTTATGTGTTACAGCGCAACCAAGGACTGTCAAAGAAAAGTAACACCACTTACTTGGACTGGGCAGCTAAGTATGAACTAGACGCTTGTGTGTTCTCAAACACTGAGCATTGGCAAAACTTTATTATGAAACATTTACCATGAAACTATCTTTTGAAGCATCAGACAACAACAAAATTATCATTACAGAACTACTTGAGAAGTGGAAAGAACACGAGAAGAACATGAACAAAGAGTCAGCTCTTGAGTACATAGAGAAACTACAACAATCTAAAACTAACCAACAATCACTAGCAGCATAGTGATTCCAACAAGAGATAGCCCATCCCCAGCAATATCAGAAACATTCTGGTTTGCTGGGTTTATTAAACAAGACGAGAAAGAAAATGAAATACGATCCTGATAACATCGATCACTCAGAGTTACGTGCTAGAGATTTCTATGAAAAACGTACACGCTACCAGTTAATAGCTCATCCAAATTGTCGTGACCCAGATCACCCAGGATGTGATAAGTGTGATGACGATACCCAAGATTACGAAGACGATGAAGATGACATCCAAGAATACAAATGAAACAGTCTAGACACACCAAGATTAGGAACCTCATACTAGCATCCCCAGATGGGATGACTACTAACCAATTAGCTAAGGCTCTAGGATCTAGCTACAAGAGTATGCAACACACCATGAACAGTGTCTGGGGTGTTTATGTAGACCGATGGCAAACAGTGCCTCGTAAAGGGCAATACGCAGCCGTATGGATGTGTGTTGAAGTACCACCAGACACACCCTATCCAGAAGATGGGATTTCACCTAAACCTCAAACCGAATGGAGAAAGCCATGATACCTATACTCCCCGAAGAAGATGAAGTGTTCAACGACATAGAGCGTTTAAGCAATGTTAGAAAAGAAATGTTGCGTACCCCACACAAAGAGGCTAGATTAATAGCTGAAGTAACAGTACTGACAGAGATGGTGCGAGTATTGTCTGGCAGGATTAAAGAATTAGAGGACAAATACAATGACAAGTTTGTGGCGTAAGAGAAAAACTAGCGACAAAGTTGCGACAGATGTTCACCATAATGAACAAAAACAAGACACTTTGTCCAATCCACTGGACTTATTGCATGAAGAAAATGTGCGCTTAGGTTTGTACGATGGAGTTTACGATTTAAGTATCCAATCAAAGGATTTAAGTATGCAATCAAACATGATGTGGGTAGACCCACCAGAGGGATGGAAGTTTGGATTCCCTGCTATCTATGATCCTGAAAAAGATGGTCAGATGAGCGAGTGGATTGTTAGAAAAGGCTACCCACTTCTGACAATAAAAGAATATGGTGAGTCTTGGGCGGTTAGATGTTGGCCTGTGGAAGTGAAACCTTTCGATGAGTCTGATTGAAATTTCATGCAAATTATCTTGGTAAAGATATAAATGGATAAAATAACTTAAAGGAAATACTATGTTAGAGACAGTTTTGTGGGTAGTGTTTTTGATTATGTTCGGAGCAGTAGGAGTCATCGCTACTTTTGTAGCAATCTTTATGCTATCGGAAGAGAAATGAAGATCACCCTAGAGTTTGATGACTTTGAAGATGCTAAAAAGGCCATCCATGTTTATGACGCATGGATAGCCTTAACACAAATCAGTGAAGCACTACGCTCACATACTAAACATGATGTCTCTGAGAAACAGACTATAGCCAATATTCAAGAGATCATGTCAGATGTAAACCACCTGCTTTACTCTTGATCTTCTTCGTCTTCTTCTTCACCTTCGTAGAGAACCCACTCGTCTAACTCTGGAACATAGATCCAAGTTAAACCGTCTTCATCTACAAAAGATAGTTCATCATCGTCTTCTTCTACAGACCAACCGCAGTCTTCTTGTTCAGCAATGAACTCTTGTATAAGAGCAATCTTGTTGAAGTCATCAGTCTCGATGGTTACGCTTTCGTTCCAACCTAAATCAATTTCTAACTTGTACATATCAATCCTTTAAACGTTAATGATTTGACCTCTGAATTCCACCTGACCTTCATCCCACTTGTGAACCAGCTCAGGCCACAATAGTTTCCCATCCTTAAATGTCAGAATTGCGAAACCTGATCTATGGTTTAGAGGATTATCTTCGCCATAGCTAAACTGTGGGCCGTAAGGCTCTGCTAGTGTACCTGTATCTACACCAAATCGGTTACCATTATAGTCAGCATAAGGTGTTACTTTTAGGCTGTGTAGATGCCCAGTTATAATACTTTTGCCTGCTGTTGCAGTATTATTGTGACTGGCATGGACTCCACCCTTATATCGGTGCTTGATAACCACATCATCTGTTGCCCAGCAAGTCATGCAAAACTCCCAGGTTGGGAAATGGTCTTCTAATTTAAACCCAAAAGTTTCTGCAAACTGAGGTGCATTGGTTGCTAGACGAGCATTAAACCGTGCATCATGGTTTCCCCATGTATACACTAATCGGACATTATGTCTAGCTTCCTTAGCTGCTTCTTCTACTTCCCCAAGAGCTTCCTTGCAAGCTTTAAGTTCCTCAATAACAGATGGCTCTTTGTTACTAGTAACCCCGCTAGGAGAATAACGGCTGATAGAAGCACCGTCTAGGGCATCTCCATTACATATCACTGCTGTGGGTTTAAACTCTTTAATCGCCCATAAAAGAGCGTTAAAGGCTGTAGTACGAATACCAGGCCAGAAGTGTGCATCACTAAATACAATTACAGTACCATTCAATATGCCCAACTGCTTACGCTCATAGGCACTCTGCTGTCTCTCAGGTCTACCATTAGGATTCTTGGCTTCCAATAACACACCATACTTAGTCTCTAATTGGGACCTACGTCTTTGAATGGTTCGTATATTGCCACCCGTAAGTCTTTGAATAGCAGCAGCAGAAGCATGTATTTTCCACAGCTCTATAAATTCAGCATCAGTCAGGATAGGGTGTTGGGGCATGACTACTCCAGTTTTAATCGCCAATAAGAAGTGTGCTTTATCATCCAAGGATTAGTTGGATCAAACATTTTGAAACCACACGAGATAAGAGAGTTAGCTGAAGGTGGATTATCGTAGGTACTGGTGATTAACCAGTTCATTTTGATAGCTTTTGCTTGTCGGATGCGCAGCCGAATAAACTTTTTCTGTAACCCTTGTCCACGATAATTAGGAAGAACGCCACAACGTACAAGGTAGCCGCAATCAGCCCAGCGAGAACTATAAACAAGACCTGCGAAACCACAATCCACACCATCCTTAACAGCAATCCACCAATATCCATGAGTTGTTTCATAGGGTTTATCAGACGGTAAGCACTTCTTTTGAAGTACAGACAGCCTGTCTTGTGTAGCATCTTTTCGTATGTCTACTCGTTGTATTTTTATCATGATGCGTATTAGGCATTGTTAACATGAAGTATTTATGAATATGTACGAGTACCTTGTTTGTCGATAATCAATGCTTGCTTACGTGGTGTACCAGATGGATTGTTTGGAACTGATATGTGTGTCCAAGAATCAAACTCTCGAATGATTTGGTCATACGCTATAGGCGAATTAACAATAGCTTTGACTACTTGATCTGGAGTAAGCCCAGGCACTCTAATGTCAGCCGCACAACCAACTCTGTGCTGTGATGTGTCTTTTGAACCCACAGCGTCATTTACGGCTTTTGACCTAAATGCAGAGTTAACCATGATCGGCTTGCCGTCTAGCAAGTCTTTAACTTCTTCAAGCATCTCAGCCAAACGCTTCAAGTTGTTTATCTCAGAACTATTAG